AATGCTTACAAGTTATAACGGTTATCCGGCCTCTAAAGATCCGGCCGAAATTAAAATAAAGTCCTACCCGGTTAAGGGTACGGACCGTAAGCTGAGGTGCGCTGAGAGTGTTGGGCCTCTCTTAGCCGCCTTTGCTGCGGAATTTCACGAGCTGATCGAGCCGATCGACGAGGGTACGTTTGACGATTGGGGTTACGCTTTTCGTATGGTCCGCGGATCCACGGATCGTTTATCGTGCCACTCATCCGGGACGGCTATCGATCTCAATGCGACAAAGCATCCACTAGGCAAAGCCGGCACTTTCCCGGCTGAAAAGATACCGATGCTAAGAGCTCTAGCTAAAAAATACGGCCTCAAGTGGGGCGGCGATTTTAAGAGCAGGCCCGACGATATGCACTTTGAGGTAGAGGTATCAGCGGCAAAAGCTAAAGCCTTAATCGCTAATTTAGGTTTATAGTTAGATAAATCCTTAAGGGCACTAAGGAGCAACAAATGAAAGAGCAAGCAATAGCGGCGGCAAAATCATACGGTCGAGCATCCCTCGCATCCGTAGCGGCTTTGTATATGTCCGGCATTACAGACCCAAAAGTATTAGCTAACGCGTTTATCGCCGGGCTAATCGGGCCACTACTTAAGGCGCTGCAACCTAGCGAAAAGCAGCTAGGCGTAGGATCTAAGTAATGGAAAGAGCTCAGCTCGTAGTTGGTATCGCTCTCGGGAGCTTTACTATTTTGGGGCTAGGAGCTGGGCTCGTCCGCCATCTAGTTAAGTATTATCTAGCCGAGTTAAAGCCGGACGGCAACGGCGGCCATAACCTAGCCGGGCGCGTTGAGCGTATCGAGCAGCGCGTAGACCGTATCTACGAGATTTTGTTAGAGGATCGCCTAGCCAAGTAGCGACACGCCAAACACGTATACGCTTTTAATTCTGACATTTTGCCCTCATACTGATACTACAAACGCTGAGAGGGCTACTCGGTTAGTAGCTTGATCGGCCTTAACAAAGGGCTAAGTAATGAATAGTTTAGATGTATTAATAGGTTTGGCAGCCTGCGGTATGGGCTTTATGTTTATGGTAATTGGTTACTCGATCGGCTTTAAGCATGGACACGGTGAGGGCTTTGTACGTGGCCGTGCTATTGCTAAAGCTCTTAGAGATAGCGAGTTAATCTAATGGGGTTTTTAGATAACTACGAGGACGTAAACGCTCGCATTAAAAGATTTCGGTCAGAATTCCCGAGCGGTAGATTAGTCGCTTATATCGAAAGTTTTGATATTGAGAAGGGCACGATCCTCGTAAGGGCTGAGGCTTACCGTGAGTATGAGGATACGCAACCTAGCGCCGTTGATTACGCTTTTGGTAACGTCGCAACCTATCCGCAAAATATGCGTAAGTGGATGGTAGAAGACACAATTACGAGCAGCTATGGCCGCGTAATAGGTCTATTAACTCCAAGTCTTAACCATAACTCGAGGCCTACGGTGCAGGATATGGAAAAGGTAGAGACGTTACCGGCAGACTCGGACCCGTGGAGCACAAAGGCCTCGATCGAGGATATGGCCACAATGGCGAGTAGCATCTTAGAGATCGGTAAAAGTCTCGGCGGCGAGTTAGTAGCTGAGGCCCCTCGATGCGCTCACGGTACGATGGTGTGGGCTGAGGGTACGGCTAAGGCAACGGGTAAACCGTGGGCCGCGTATAAGTGCACCGAGCGAGTTAGATCTAATCAATGTAACCCCTATTGGCACGTACTCGGATCCGATGGTAAATGGAAGCCGCAGGTATAGAGATGGGCGAGCTTACTTTTATTAAAGACGGAGTAGCTACGACTATCCACGACAACGGTGATATGACCGTAGTAAATGCCAAACGATGCGATCAATGCGACCAATGGCAAACCGCTTTAGGCGGCTTTTCGTATCGGGACGTATCGGGTGAGGTCGTAATATGGTTATGTGCACAATGTCGCGCGTAGCAAAGGTCATACTCGATCGATCGCAGGAAATTACCGCTCATCGTGTAGGCCTAGAGCGCACGATTATACGTAATGCCGATCCGACCGATGCGAGTAATTTTGGCCAAGCCTATAAAAACTGGCACGAGCTTGTATGGCAGGAAAGCGAGGGAGCAGCGGCAGAGATGGCCGTAGCTAACTATTTTGGCGATTACGGCTTTGTACCGGCTATCGATAACGGTCACGATACGGCAGACGTAGGCGAAAATATCGAGGTCAAATGGACCAAACACGCTAACGGGCATTTAATCATACAAAACAGAGGACCGGGCAGGCCTAACGATGTGGCCGTAATGGTTACAGGGTTTAGCCCGGTTTATGTGCTACTCGGATGGATGCCTATAAGTATGGCCAAGCAAGCCCGGTACAAACACCCGTATCAGGATAACTATTGGGTGCCTAGAGCTAATCTATTTGAGATGCAATATCTAAAGAGGTCAAACTATGGCGACGTATAAAACTAAGTGCCGTTTATGCGGCAAAATGACCGATCATATAGAGCGAGTCGTAACCGATAACCTACCGCCGTACGTTAAGTCGCTCCAATGCGTTAAATGCGGTGTTATGGGGATCGTATTAATGGAGGATCTTAAAGATGCCGACGTATGAGTATGAGTGTATTAGCTGCAATATCCGTTATGAGCTTGAGCAGCCTATAACCTCAGCCGCTGCGCCGATGTGTTGCGGTACGCATATGAGGCAGGTGTATCACGCGCCCGGTATCAGCTTTAAGGGTAAAGGATGGGGTCATCAATGAAATTTGCATATGCGGATCCTCCCTATTTAGGGATGGGCAAAAAGATGTACGGTAAATTGCATGAAAACGCGGCCATATGGGATACGGTAGAAAATCAAAGGGATCTAATACGTAACCTCATAAAAGATTATCCGGACGGTTGGGCTATGTCGTGTAATCCTAAGGATTTACAGTATTTACTAATAGATCCAAATATCCGGGTATGCGCGTGGACTAAAACCTTTCATCAAATACGCCAAACTACCGTGCAATATGCGTGGGAGGCGGTTTTACTTTATGGTGGACGAGTCGAGGGTAAACGTAAACCGATGGTGAGAGATTGGATAAGCGGCGTAATCGCGATGCGTAAAGGTTTACAAGGTGCCAAGCCGGACTACTTTAATAATTGGATCCTTGATTTACTAAACGCTAAAGAGGGAGATCTTATGGTAGATATGTTTTCGGGATCTAAGTCAATGCAAAAGCCTTGCGATGATAGAGGCGTTATCTATGATAGTCCCGAGGTATATTTACCATGAATAGTTATCCACAGGGTTTATACACATATGTTAAAAAGGTGTGGGACACGCCCAAACGTACGCTCAACTATTGCGCCTATTTGACAAAGGCTTTACGCTCCATACTCGCAGGCGAGCCGCTACCGCGGATAGCTCGCAGGCGTAGTCTGGTGCTTTTGGCCGGGCTATTGCTATTTAGCAATATGCCTGCATCTCAAGCCATAAACACACATAGAGATAAAGAAAACTACAAACTATACGCTCATATAAAGTTATTAAATGCTAAAGAGTATAGATGCTTAGAAATCCTATGGACACGTGAGAGTAGATGGGATCCTCGAGCAGATAACCCTAAGAGCTCTGCATATGGGATACCTCAACTACTTAAGATGAAAGAGTTAGATCCCTTTAAGCAAATAGATCTAGGACTTAAGTACATAAGCAAGCGGCATAACACTCCATGCAAAGCACTCGACTACCATAATCGCAGAGGCCATTACTAATGGTGCACGGTAAGCACGACCCTAGACTCAGTAACAAATATAAAAAGCAAAGGTTAGTAGTACTAGCTAGGGATGGTTATACGTGTGTGTATTGTGGACAGGATGCCACTACGGTAGATCACATAGTCAGCCTCAAAGCCGGAGGCGATCCGATTAGTTTGGAAAATATGGTGGCCTGTTGCAAACGCTGCAACTCAAGCAAGGGATCACGCTCACAAAGCGTTTTTTTAGCATCCAATTCTACCCCCCCTGCCTTTCCAAGCAATATCTCCCCGAGGACCACTAGTACGGTCCTAGCCGGTCCATGTACGGGCCAACCGAAGCAGAATTGATAGGAGTATGAGCGAAATGAAAACGCCCCGTCAGGGGGCTACTGAGCCTCGATTACATAGTCCCTACATCGAGGGCAAAAACCGAGGCGATGAGGTAGCGCAGCTGGCCGACTCTATTGGCCTACCCCTTTTACCGTGGCAAGATTTTGTAATTAGTGACATGACCTCTATCGATGATGAGGGTATGTTTATCCGTAAAACTAATCTTGTACTTTGTGCCCGGCAACAGGGTAAGACTCACCTCGCGCGTATGATGATGCTCGCGCACCTCTATTTATTTGACTCTAAAAACGTAATCATTATGAGCTCTAATAGATCGATGGCCTTAGACACCTTTAGGCAAGTGGCCTACGCTATCGAGGCTAACGATGCCCTCAGTAAGTCGGTTAAACAAATCCGGTTTGCTAATGGTACCGAGAGTATCGAGCTTAAAAACGGCGCTCGCTTAGATGTAGTCGCAGCTACGAGAGACGGTAGCCGTGGCCGTACCGCCGACCTCTTATACATCGATGAGGTACGAGAGATATCGGAGGAGGGTTTTAGAGCTGCAACGCCTACGACTCGCGCCCGGGCTAATGCTCAAACCTTATTAACCTCTAATGCCGGAGATGCCTTTAGTACGGTGCTTAATGATCTACGCGAGAGGGCTTTAAGTTTTCCGCCTAAGACGTTTGGTTTTTACGAGTACTCGGCCCCTCAGTTTGCGAGTATCACCGATCGCGATGCGTGGGCTATGGCAAACCCGGCGCTCGGC